GAGCAGCCCGTCGAATCGGTAATGCGAGGGTTCCTGCTGCTACGATTGATTTTGCAGAATCATGGTTTCACGATTCCTGATTTGCCTCATGACCCCACTGAGGGCGAGGAGATATATGGAATCAAGGTTCATAATGAGGAGTGGTATTTGTACGTAGGCTACGGTCCCTTGAATGACGATGCGGACGATGCTGCTGCGGGATTTGATTTCTATGTCGATATCATGGATGAGGAAACTCTGCATGACTTTCTAGAAGGAGATGAAACGGACGAGACAGACGTTGAAGATGAACAATAGGTGATGGTGCGTGGTTCCTCTGACTGAGAAAACCGTGATTCTGTATGCAAGCAAGGCGTATGATCGTCCTGGGTGCATTCAGAGTGAATTCCGAAAGGATTTGCAACGATTTCGATATCTGAATCGATTGCTGAGGCGGTATCATCGGACAGGGAAGATTCGAGAGCGATTGGTTCTGAATCACCTCGTGGTCTTGTATAATGTGTTTGGGGTGAGTGCGACGACGAGGTTAGTGTTCTTTTACGTAGAGCCGGCATATCATGGGGCGCTGAAAACGTTTTTACTGTTTCTGAGCTATATGCCCGAACGTATTGAGAATATTAGAGGAACCACGATTCATAGTGCATCTATTCAGTTAGATATGACCATAGCAGAAATTTTGCGGGGTATACGTCATGCCTGAACAGCAAAAGCAAATGGGCCGTCAGCAAGCGAATACTGCTATTCAGCAAGAGGATGCGGCTGTCAATGCCGCAGGTAGTGGAGCGGTGGCTGGATTAGGAGTTGGACCGCAGGGTGAACCAGGGTCTCCTGCACGATCCATGGTCCGTCGAAAACAGTTTGGCGGCGTTGAGGTCTTTGAAGTGAATTGCGAGTGGTTTCATAAAGCTCGCATGGGTAAGCGCAAACACGCAAAGTATGAACACTACGTTGGAACAGATGAAACAGGTCAGGCGATACGGGACTATGGTAACGCGGATTATTCGCGGCCCATTATCATTCAGGATGAACGAACTGGGGCCATGATGTACTTGAGGTACGGAAAGGCCAGATAATATGTCAGCAGATTTGCACGATTTACAATTATCCCTGGGCTTGCTTAACAAGGATGTGGAGCAAGTCGTGGTGAACTATAACCGCTTAACACAAACAATAGAGCGAATGCACGAGACGAACATGGAGATTATCAGTATGTTCAGAGCCTACGAAGAAAAGCACGAGAATCTCAAACAAGCCGAAGTCACACTCAGCGCGAAGGTGGATGATTTGCGGGATCGTCTAGATTCGATCAAACCAGAAGTCACTGCGGCGATGCGCGAATTACTAGATCAGCATACTGAGGACGAGCGAAAAATACATGCTCTCGCCCAGCAGAACCTGAAAACAATGCTGGATGAATATGTCAAGAACGAAAAGAAAAACAAGCAAGAGAGCTTCTTCAATGATATCACCTTCGAGGCCATCAAGCAGTATGGCAAGATATTTGGATTTCTTTTCATTGTGGTCTTTTTTGCAGGATACTATCTTTCTCATGCCTTTACCTTCATTAGTTCCTTGGTGACAAGCCCTTTTCATAAGCCCTAGCTAGGACTTGACAGACTGACCTCCTTATGCTATAGTATGTCCTTGTGAAGTGATAAATCTAATTAAGTCATAAATTTCATTCTGTTTCTGTGATATGTTGTACCTCGATCAAAAATATCTGCTTTTGATTTCCTCGCAGTTGCAGGGCTTTATTCGCAAGTCGGATCGGCTCTACAATTGCCGATGTTTTCAGTGTGGTGATTCACGGAAAAAACAATCAAAGAAACGTGGGTACTTTTTTCCGTTTCAGAATCGTCTGGTCTACAAGTGTCATAATTGCGGACTAACGTGTAGCCTTCGATCAGTTCTGAAAAAAGTTAATCCTGAACAAGCCAAAGCGTACGGACTCGAATGGCTCAGGGAACAACGATCTTCTGCGACACTTCCGATGCGTCCCGTTGCACCATCTGTACCTGATGCCGCAAACTTGATTTCAGCCGATAAAATTCTGCTGGATGCGGGGGCTATTCCATGTAGTGAATTACCTGTAGGACATCGTGGTCGTTTATACTTAGAGAAACGACAATTGCCTGCTATGAAATGGTCTCGATTGTGGTATGCGAATAACTTTCGTTCCTTTGTGCGAGAGATTGATCCCGTACTTGCCAAGACGATTCCCTGTGATGAGCCACGATTGGTGATTCCTGCGATTGATCGTCAGAACCATTTGATCGCGGTGTCGGGTCGTGCTATTTTACCTGAGTCGAAACTACGCTACCAGACGGTGAGAATCAAGGAATCTGCGACTCGTATTCTCTTTGGTCTGAATGAAATGGATCAGTATCAACCGCTCTATGTTTGCGAGGGACCACTGGATAGTTTGTTTTTACCAAATGCTATCGCAGTGGGAAATTGTCAGCTAGGGGCTGCTGTGCCTGATATCAAGCATAGTAATATTACGCTGATTTTCGATAACGAACGGCGTAACAAAGAACTGGTTCAGTCGATGCTGAAGGCCGTGAAAGAAGGCTATGCGGTGGTCTTCTGGCCTGAGACGATCAAAGAAAAAGATATCAATGATATGATTCGGGCGGGATACGATTTAGATTATCTGCTCCGTATCATTAAGGATCATACCAAGGTTGGATTAGCAGCCTATACTGAATGGTCGTTTTGGAAGAAAACATAAGGAGGAATCATGCTAGTTGAATTACGTAGTATCAGCCGAACGGACAATATGACACCAGAGGAGTTCATTGTCTACTGCGCTCGGGTCTCGAATCCTGCGAATCAGTATAACAATGAGACAGCCCCGAAGCTCCTGCAATATCTGATTAAGAATCAGCACTGGAGTCCCTTTGAAATGGTCTCCATGACGCTTGAAATAAATAGTACCAGGGATATTATTCGGCAGATTCTTCGTCACCGTAGTTTTTCATTTCAAGAATTCAGTCAGCGATATGCCGATCCCACAGCAAACTTCGGGTTTGTGATTCGGGATGCACGACTCCAAGATAAGAAAAATAGGCAGAACAGCTTAGTCTGTGATGACCAGCAATTGCAAGACGAATGGGCACAGCGTCAGCAAGAGGTGATTGAATTAGCGAAACTTACGTATTTCTGGGCTGTCTCTCACGGAATTGCCAAGGAACAAGCCCGTGTCGTGCTACCTGAGGGCAATACACCAAGTCGTATCTATATGACAGGCACGATTCGGAGTTGGTATCATTACTGTGAAGTACGCTGTAAGCCCGATACACAATTGGAGCATCGGGAAATTGCTAATGCGGTCTGGGATATTTTGCTTGAGCAGATACCATCATTATATTTTGTGTGAGCAGCTACCATCATTTGGAGACTTAACTGCATAACATGCGCGCTTATGAGGAGGACTATGAAATATAAAACCACGATTGATTCGACCCGCGATGCCCTGTTTGATGAACTAGGATTCAAGCGAATGCGCGAATCCTACATGACCGAGACAGAATCATCCCCGCAGGAGCGATTTGCTTTTGTGGCTAGTGCCTTTGCCAGCAATGAGGAACACGCTCAACGACTCTATGATTATGCCTCACAACATTGGCTAAGTTTCGCTACGCCCATTTTGTCATTTGCTGCCAAGAAGCGGCAATTGCCGATCAGTTGTTTTACTGGCGACACTCTAGTTGACACTAAACGAGGAATGATTCCAATTTCTCAGCTTCAAGTTGGCGATCTAGTTTTGTCGCATGACGGAACATATCAACCAGTCGTAAACATTCAAACGCAAACCAGCGATGATCTATATGAACTAGAATTTAGAGGTGATGTTTTCCATGTGACAGGTAATCATTTAGTTCTGACCAAAGAGGATGGCTGGGTTCGGGTAGACGAACTTGATTCAAAGAAGCACAATATTGAGTACGTTCAGGATGATTCTTCGGAATGAAATCGAAACCTAAATCTTTCGGTGTACATCCGATGACCATTTTGTTGACATAGGGATTTTTCTTTACGCTATGAATGGTGAAAGGTTTTGAGGAGTTTCTACAATAGTTTCGATATATGCCTTGCAGACCAGTAAAATTACCAAAGGGCGTGATATAGATTCCGCAGTATGTTTTCTTTAGTGACGCTCCTGATTGCCGAAGATTGTTGTAATATTCCTTTATGCCTTTTGATATATTGTGATTGTGTTTCAATGGTCTATTTTGAGAATAGATACTCATATTGAGGGTATTGATTCGTTTAGACCCTATGCAGGCAATACTATGTTTTTTGCGATTCTCTGGATTTGAATATAATTCTTTTTTCTGTTGAGACAATTTTCGTCGGGTGTCTTCTGATACATTAGGAGTGCCGTCTAAATTGTATCCTCTCACAAAAACGCCTCGTCTGAAATTGGAAAGTTGGATTTTTGCATTTTCGATGAATCTACTGTTGACTGATTTTAGTTGAAAATTTTTCACATGTACTTGCCCCGATGTTCTTAGAATTGACAAGATTTGAGACTGTGTTCCAAATACTTTGTAGAGAAGAATATGAGCAATGATGTGTTGCCTGTATGTTAGAATCGAGCGATTCCAAGGATGCAATGCGAGATTTTTGTATTCTGGGAACATATCTTTAGCTTTAGGGCAAATATGATGTTGTTCCATGTATTGAGATGGATTAGTCGTATTGTACGCTTGACAACGCTGGATAAATGATATATACCTGTTCAGATAGTGACTGTTATGCTTTCGCGCAGAGAGAATGATATGGATGTTCATAGTGTTCTCCGTTTCTTCGTGCTTTCTATCTTATTTATACGACTGGAGGCGTCAAAATGAGTTTTTCACTGAAAAAAATTAACAAAACTGCTCTGGTATATGATATTGAGGTGAAAAACACTCATACATTCACCGTCGGTAATAGTAGAATGATTGTTCACAACTGCTACCTTCCCTATCTGGCTGACACCGCTGAGGGATTAGTTGATACACTCTCTGAGGTCAATTGGCTCTCGATGCTTGGCGGTGGGATTGGCATTGGAATTGGTATTCGTTCGAGTGATGAAAAGTCCACGGGAATCATGCCGCATCTTCGTACCTATGATGCCTCATGCTTGGCCTATCGTCAGGGACAGACACGGCGTGGTAGTTATGCGATGTATCTAGATATTACGCATCCCGATATTCTTCTGTTCTTGGAAATGCGAAAGCCCACTGGTGATCCGAATATGCGATGCCAGAATCTGCACCATGGCATTCTGATTCCGGATACTTTCATGCAGTTGATTGAGCGATGTATGCTTGATCCTCATATCGATGATACCTGGGAATTGAAGGATCCCCATAGTCAAGAAGTTCGTGATAAGATTTCCGCGAAAGAGTTGTGGCAGAGGATTCTAGAGACACGAATGCAAACAGGCGAGCCTTATATTCTGTTCATCGATACTGCGAATAAAGCCTTGCCAGAACCGCAGAAGCAGCTAGGACTGAAGGTTAATCAGTCCAATCTTTGCGCCGAGGTGGTCTTGGCAACAAATAAAGATCGAACGGCGGTCTGCTGTTTGTCCTCTGTGAATCTTGAATATTACGATCAATGGAAAACGGTACCTGAATTCATTCCAGACATTGTGGAAATGCTTGATAATGTCCTTCAGTATTTTATCGATCATGCGCCTCCAACGATTTCTCGTGCGGTGTATTCAGCCTCACAGGAACGCAGCATCGGAATTGGCGCCTTGGGCTTTCATGCGTTTCTCCAGAAGCACAATGTACCCTGGGAATCGTCTACTGCGGTCTCCTATAATAAATCTATATTTCGGCATATCAAGAAACGGATCGATGAAACAAATCTAAAATTGGGGAAGGAACGTGGTGAAGCTCCTGATATGAAGGGTACGGGCAAACGATTTGCTCATACCACGGCAATTGCGCCGAATGCCAGCACCAGTCTGATTATGGGCAATAGTTCGCCCTCAGTAGAACCCTTTCGAGCCAATGCTTACCGACAGGATACGCTCTCGGGGATGTACGTAAACAAGAATCGATTCTTGGATGCTGTAATCAAGAAATTGTGCGAGACTGATAAGCGTCTAGACTACAATGAAATTTGGTCCTCTATTATTGCCAATGACGGATCGGTGCAGCACCTGACTTGTCTGGATGATACTACTAAAAAGGTCTTTAAGACCGCAATGGAAATCGATCAAAGATGGATTATTCAACATGCCGCAGATCGCCAGGAGTTTATTGATCAGGCGCAATCGATCAATATTTTCTTTCGGCCTGATACGAATATCAAGTATCTCCATGCGGTTCATTTTCAAGCCTGGAAAGAGGGTTTGAAAACACTCTACTATTGCCGTTCTGAGAAGTTGATGAAGGCTGATAAAATCGCCAAGAAGATTGAACGCGAGGCGATCAAGTCCATTGACCTGAAAGCCCTGACAGAAGGTGAAACGTGTCTGGCTTGTGAGGGTTGATAAGCTATTGATTTCATAGAAGAAAATTGCTATTGACTAGGGGTATAGATTTATGTATAATTGATCTATCATGACTTCTATACAGGATAAAATTTCGTGCCGTGTGCGCCGCATTACCAGAACGTTTACCCCAGGTTATTATCGATTCCGAGAGATTTACGCTACTTGTAAACGTATTCTTCCTCTTTCAGTACGACATACTCTCAAAATTGATGTAGTTTGTACACCGCGCGAGTCTGCGTTTGCTGGAGGGGTTTTCGATTTCACTATTGCCATGACCGCAGGGGGAAAAATAACCACCCATGAGACTCGTGAAGTTGACTCCCAAGCTGATCGTTATTACCTTGAAGTTTTGGCTAAGATTTTTTATAACATGGCTCACGCCATGGATGAAGCGGGGTTTGAGGAATCAATTTCTCCCATGACGCTGAAGAAATCACAACAACTACTGACCAATATTCTCTCGCAATCGCTGATGAAATCATGAGTAATATTCACAATATGATTAATGCAATAGTAAAAGTAGTCAGGAAAGACGCACTCACGATATACATATATGAAGATCCTCAGGGTCACTTTACGCAAATTGTGATCGATGATTCGGAAGCGAAGTCCATCATTGAAATGACTCGATTCTGTTTGCCGCTCGCGCGCCCCGTTTCACAAAGTCGTTCTAATCGGTTGCTGGAGGGATTTATCAATGGTGGGGGAGGCTATGGCCTTCGTTATTCATCTGAGCAAGAAATCCCTCAGTTAAAACATTCTATCTTGGATGTATTTCATGTACTTAGTATTCAACGACTCAGATACAACATTTCTGGTTTGATAGAATTACGTATTCAAACGGGAATTCGTGATGGTTGCATTATCCATTTAAGCGTGAGCGAACTAATAGATCGTCATATACCATCCGAATTTCATAAGTATCCGTTAGCCATAGGGACCACTATTGAATCGATGTTTAAGAATTTGATGCCTGAACATATATCACTGCAAGATTCATCATTGATGGACTTGATGCTCACCCATACCCAAAAGAAGAAATTGGCAAGAGCTTAAATTTTTGCTATTAAAGAAACAGAGGCCGATGTAGCTCAATGCCCATCTTCTTTCTTCTTATAATCGTTCAAAGCGGCCTTAATCGCATCTTCCGCCAGCACCGAGCAGTGAATCTTCACGGGCGGCAGATTGAGCTCCTGCACGATCTCGGTGTTCTTGATCTTTTCCGCTTCCTGCAGGGTCTTGCCCTTCAGCCATTCAGTTGCAAGGCTTGAGCTTGCGATGGCCGAGCCGCAGCCGAATGTCTTGAATCGGGCATCGACGATGCGGTCCTGCTCCACCTTGATCTGTAACTTCATAACGTCACCGCACTCCGGTGCGCCCACGATCCCAGTGCCGACGTCCTCATCTTCCTTCTTGAAGGACCCCATGTTCCTGGGGTTGTTGAAATGATCGAGCACCTTGTCGCTGTAAGCCATAGCTGATTTTTCTTTCTACATGTCTTATGTATGATGTGGGGTTCTTCGCTAGTCTCTATGTCTTGGTTATAGCTGTGGTATTGATTATCACTCTGATTATGTTGGTGATTTCCAAATAAAAAGGGGAGCCGAAGCCCCCCTTTCCATGATTGCTTGATGCAGCAAGATTACATCAAGTTGGCAATCTTGAAGGCCCTGTAATACATATTGGTCATCGCATTGATCGTCCCCTCGCCCTGTGTCGTTCCTTCCGCAAACGGGTTGTTCACAAGACCGTAACGTGTCTTGAACCCGATCTTCGGTTGGAATGTGGACGTATCAACTGCACGAACCATCTGGAGTGGCACGTAGGGGCAATAGAACAGCCCTGCATCATAAGCATTGCTGCCCTTATAACCCACTACGGCAAACTCAGAGGTATTCGAGGTAGCGAAGTACGGATCAATGTATACCTTGAACCGTCCGAGCAATGTACCCGCGAAGGTATTGCCCGTATCGTCCACTGCGAGATTGACGTTATCCTTCATGGCAGAAGAGTAATCGAGAATGCCGTATGTCGCCAAGGCAGAGGCCACGTCACTGGAGACGATGACCACATTACCCTTGCCCCGACGTGTATCCTTGGCAATTCGATTGGCTTCACGCTCAATCTGGAACACAAGGCCCTTCACCTTCTCTGCCATCCACCGACCGTTTGAATCGGTATCGAGATCGAAGGTACCCACTGTCGATGTCCCTGTCTGACACCCCACCTTAGAAGTGTAGTAAATCTTACGCAACACTTCGCGGTTGATTTCAGCCAAGATTTCCGCAGAGAGAATATTCGACAATTCCGACTCAGCATCCAGACCATGCACAGCCTTCAGGTCTTGAGCCAATTCCATCGTGTATTCAGCCTTGAGGGCGCGAGTCTTTGCAGTCACCGTCACCTTCTCAATGTTGAATGCCATTTCACCCCAGCTCGTTCCCGACAAGCCTTCTGCTGTGGCTGTGGTCATTCCTGAACCCGTGGACACTGTGGAGGCAAACACGTTCCCACTACCCAGGGCTGTATTCGCAGCCATTGTGATATCAGTCTGTGAGCCTGTGCCCGCCCAGGCCGTATTCGCTTCATTATAGAGAGCTTCCCCTATACGCGCGGTGGCATTGGCGTAGTTGCTCCGCATGGCGAAAATCAGGCCAGTCGGACCACTCATTGGCTGGACGCCGCACACGTCATACGCAATCAGGTTCGGCAAGGAACGCCGAATCAAGCTGATAAGAATCGGATCAAAACCAGCCATCGGGCCTGTTGAAGTCGCGGTGCCTGTCAAGCCACCACCCGTCGCGTTGACTGGAGCAGCTTCACTCAACACTTGGCCCTCTTCCTTCTGGGCCCGAAGCATATTCTCCAAGATCACCGCGGTGACGGCTCGGCGATGACGATCCTTAATCGGCGGCAAGGCCTTGTGATCTAGAACCCCGCCCCACTTTTCCTCTAGTTTCTCTGTTAAGTACATTTCGTTATCTCCTCTGTTAATTCGACGTTGATTGTTACTGCCTCATTCCTCGATCTAGTGCGGCAGCAACGGCCTTTACTTGAGTATCGAAGATTTTCTTTTCCTCTGCTGTCTCCTCAATTTGTTCTGTGAGTTGTTCAGCTTGCACAGCCTTCTTCTCCGCAGATAGAAAATAGTTTTGACGCAAGCCCTGAATCTGCTTGCGAAACTCTTCCTCTCCAGAAAATTCAACTCTCTCTGCGAGAGTGCGAATTTTTTCTTTCTGCGTGTCCGTGAGGCCATCCGACACGGACTCGACGATCTGACCGCGTGTCACGGTCTGCATCTGAGAATTGATTTCAATGTTCCGAGCCAAGGAGTCATTAAGGTCACGTTGCAGAGTTTCCACCTTCTCTGTCAACTCCTTCATGACATCAATCTTATCCTCAGGAATGTCAATGTAATGTTCAGCAAAGAGGGTTTTCATGCCAGCGATGAAATCCTCTGTAATCTCAGTGCGAAGGCCAGTCTGAATGGCCACTTCATTTTGCTTCATCCATTCCTCGACAACATAGGCCAAGAAATTATCTGTTCGCTCAGCCAAGGACGTGGTGATTTCTTCTGTTAGTTCCTTGAGCTTGGCTACATACTTCGCTTCGATTTTCTCAGTAATCTGTGCGATCTTATCCTGAACGCGAGCTTCGTAAATCGTGGCGACCTTCGAGCGGAAGTCCTCAGACAAATTCTTCTCTGAGGCGAGAATGGCATTAACATCTTCCTTTATCTTTTCCTTCTCGTCCTTTTTGTCCTTCTCGTCCTCCTCGTCCTCCTCGTCCTCGTCCTCTGTGAGATCGTCCTCGTCTTCCTTCTCGTCATCTGTGAGATCATCCTCGTCTTTCTTCTTGTCCTTCGCCTCAACCTCTTCTTTCTTCAATCCACCAAAATCCTTGACCACTTCGGGCTCTTCGGCCTTCTGAAGCGGCTCGGCTGCGACATTGGGAGACTTGCCAGGAGCAGTGGCTTTCTTGGTATTCTTTGCCACTGGTGCGCTATCAGGAATACGCTCCATGGGCGTCACTCCCCCCAAATCTTCTGGGGCCTCAGTCTTGTGCATTTCCTCTTTGGGTGCGCGGGACTGAGAACCACTGAGAACCTCTGCTGCGGCTTCTAACAATGTTTTCATAACAGTCTCCTCAATTAAGATAGAACAGCCTAACAATAGTATTTATATTTTTTGAAACGTCTCTCAGCGTTATTACCGAGAAATTCGTCTCAAAAAATTCTCAAAGAGTTGAAGGGCCGTGGCTTCAATCTCTCTTGACGATGCCTTCCGAACTTGACGCTGCGCCCGTGCAATATCCTGCTCCATATACTTACCATTCACAAACACCCACTCCCGATTCTCCATGAGTCCCGACACCCAGGCTCCTGGTGCCGATGGATCAGCCACAATATCCACAGTGGCCAATTTGAAATCGTCCTGCACTTGCTTGACTCCATTAACCTCGGCTAATGAGCCAATGCCACGTGAGGATACGCCCAGTTTAATTCCCTCATCGATAAAACTCTTGGTGATCTGACCATTCGGCGTGGGAAGAATCTTAGCTTTTCCCACAATGTTATTCCCATCAAAATGCAACTCAGTAATCAGATGGGAGACCTTATCGAGATTGATTGTGGGTGTATCGGGATGACCCAGTTCGCCCAGGGCGCGGCGATCCTGAATCAATTGTTGAAAATTGACAAGTTCGACTTCCAAGATCGACTTGGGATACACACGACCATTTCGATTCTTTTCCTCGGCTTGCATGAACACGCCCGAGATATAGTAATTCTTGGACCCTGTCTCGGTGCGCTCGACCAAGACTTGTGTGTCGTTGCCTGCGTGATATTCCGTTAACAGTTTCATACTTACTCCTTACACTGGATTCGTGTAGGTAACTTCCTTCGTACATTCCAGGACGCAACTACCATCGCCCGTAATCGTGACCACCACATTCGCTGTGCCACTATTCGCAACACTCACACCACTATCAGCAAATAACATGAAGCCGCTATCGTACAATGACAACACAGTAGTGGCACCACGAGCAATACTGATATTGTTATTGGTACTCCACCAGACACGAGAAATAGCAACCGAGGTGACCGTTTCATTGCTTGCATTGGCAGTCACAAACGCGGAGGGAACCACAGTGACAGTACCTGCACCCACCACACGGAGAACAGATCGACCTCGAAGTTTATTCAACAGTTCATACGCCATAGTAGTTTGTCCTTATGTTATCGAATACCCATTGCCTTGCGTTTTCGTAAACTGAACTTACGCTTTCTGAGAATCGTCTGCATCTTTGCCTGTCGCTTCCGTGCCGCTTTGCGAGCCTTCAACTTCATCTTGATTCGCCGTGACGCGGGAATTCGAGTCAAACGACCAGCTTTTAAGGTGAATCCCTTGATCGCGGACCTACGAATATTTCGCTGAACTTGCCCTTTCCGAATACGCCGACGAATCAGGAGTGTTCGTCCACGCTTCAGGACATCACCTTCGCACAGGACCTGACCCAGAACTTCACGTTCTTCTTGAAGTTTCTGAGCTACACGATTTGCCATCTCTTGTTGAAAGAGTAATTTGGCTTCCGTGAGATTACCCACAATCAGGGCCTGGACGAGTTTAGACATCAACGACATTATCTCCTTCGGTATAGGGAATCGACAAATACCGATCTAGCTTTTCGTTATAGTACAAGGCCACTTTCGTCTGATCGGGATACTGACGAAATGCTTTTCTCCGAAACAGTAAAATTGTCGGTGGCTGACCAGGAACTAAATGGCCAAAATCATCAGCACCTGTATGCTCGGTCTGCAAGGTCCGCTTCATCAATTGCGTAATGTTTTGATGATCGGTCACCACCTGCAAGAGCTTTTCTAAAATAGCCAACAAGACCGTTCGATCTTGTAGAGTGAGTGTTTCTTGATTCAGGAGCTTCAGAACAACTCGATTGACCTTGGCTAATTGATGCGAATCATAGAGTCCCGCACGAACTAGCACCCCCAACTTTTGCATCTGCTTTTTCTGTTCAGCAGAATCACTCATTTCCCCTATAGCTTCTCGAAGCATCTCTAGTGTTTTCATGAGCCTAGCCTTCCATTGGTGAATGTTCCACACCCTTAAAAATATCCCTTGCGAGTGTTTGTTTTCTTTGATCCAGTGCATCTATCATCATGCTACCAAGGCGATCATGAATCTGCTCAGTGGCCTGGACTAAATCGTTTTGTATCACTGATTGAACAATATCAGAAGAATTCATACGTCACCTCTTGTTAGTATTTATAACAATTCACTTGTTCTGATTACTTCAAACCCTTCTTATACTTCTCGACTTCTTGATCTAAATCAGGCGTCAGACTTTTGTTTTCCTTAGCCGCTTCTTGTTCTGGATCAGGGGTCGGACCACCTTGATCGGGTTCTTGGGGAGCTGCCCCCGTATCGATGGGTTGACCAGGCATCGGGGCACCTTGGGATTGTGCAGCGAGCGAGGCTTGGGTGTCACCATTCGCTTGAATCTCCTTGTCTATTTGTGCGATTTCGTCCTCAGTCAATTGCAAAACATGCCGTTTAACCCAGGCCGTGGAATAATACTTACCCACAAATGGATCAATGGATGCAGCTAATTGAATGCGACTCTGAAGGAGATCGGCATCCCGCAATTCAAAAAACTGATTGTCTGAGGCGAAATCATAGGTAATGTTTTGCTTGAGTTCGAGCCATTCTTCTTTGCTACAAATACCCTTGAGCGAACATTGTACTTTCAGGGCCTCATCAAACATCACCGTGAACTTTTTTCGGAGTCGTTGAATGAACTTGAAAAATTTGACCTCATCACGAGTAATCTCAGTGGTGCGGCCTAATCCCATCAATCCACCGCCCTGTGAATCTTCCATACGAGAGACAGGCACATTCAATGATTGATAGAGCTTCTTGCGGAAATAGACCACATCCTCAATTTGTCCCAGATTTTGACCTGGGGGAAGGGTACTGATCTCAGTTCCTTTGCTCCCCTCGCGGCGGGGCAAAAAGAAGTCTTCCAGCATACTCAAATGCCTTCTTTGATCTTCTAACTCTCCAGTGGCCGCATTGTACACCAACTTGTTCCGATACTTCACCATGATATCCTGAATATACTGTTCAGCCTTGTGCTTGGGCAAATTACCGACATCGATATAAAACACTCTCCGCTCAGGTGCACGGCTTAACCGATAAATGACCACCGCATCTTCGATCATTCGCAATTGATTCAGTGGCTTGATGGCTTTGTGCAAATGACCAATGACCATCACTGATTTGGCATCCAGAAGACCACTGGGTGCATAGATGATCGAATCAGCGGCAATCTTCATACCCTGATTAACAGAGGCCGTATATGTACTCGCCACCATGCCACGATCATTGAACACAAAGTATTCATTGACAGCCTTGATGACTTCATTGGACAGAATGCCCCCACCACCAATAGCAGTATTACGATCCTTAAGAATCTCCCGAACTTTTCTGATCTTGCGAGGATCGATATACCGAAGTTCCTGAATACCATCCTTGGGATTATCTTTATCTACCATGATCTGGAAGTAAATGCGGCCATCGATATACCACCGACGGAACATTTCATCACTGAGGGTTTTGAAATTGTAGAGCTTATAGACTGTATTGAATTCATCCTCAATTTTCTTTTTGATCGCGCTGCCGACATTCAACTTTTCAAGATTCAGCGACATGATATTGCCATCGGTATCCTGAGAAAGAGCCTCAGAGACAATATCTTCAATCGCCATCGAGCATTCTGGATGCAGAGACATTTCCCGATACCGAGAAATCAATTCAAGTTCGTTGCGAACCGAGCCTTCAAGATCAATATAGGAGCCATAATGCGCTCCCTGTGTGATTGTAACGGCTCCGTCCTCAATCGCGGCATTGGGAAGAACAAGTGCGGGGTTGTTCGGGGGCTGTTCGACGCGAGAATCTTTTTTACCGAGAGAAAACCCAAACAGTTTTAATGGCATAAGTAGGATTCCTCATAATGAAAAGAGGGGGGAGAGTGATATTGCTACCACTCTCCCGATTGAGAACCACGAGAAAATTAGACCACCAATGGAGAATTTTCGCCCACGGTTTGCCAGAATTGATAAGCCAGTGTGACGGTGAATTCTTCAATAGTGTCGTTGGAACCCCAGTCCAAATCAATTTGAGCCAGGTCTGTGGGAAACGCTCCAATGAGCTTATAGGACTTAATCACGTTCCCTGTCTTGCCATACTGCGTAACAATCGCATCAGCCGTGTATGCGAATGAAGACGTGGCTCCCCCTAGACGCAGGTTGGTGGAGTGTGTATTGATACCGCCCATCCAACGCTCAAAGGCTTTTCGCACCAAGAAATCTTCATCATTGATAACCGTCAGCGACCAATCTGCAAAGGTTCTATTGCCCGCTAGTTTCACTTCACGGCCAAAATATTGCAGATTGACCATGCCCAATGTAGACCCAGGCAAGGCTGAAGTTTTACAAGTGAAGGTAAGCTGCTTGGAGGCATCACCCGCGACACCGAAGATCGTAGGAAAAGCCATTGTGACATCGAATAGATTCGGTCTGGCCCCATCCTGTGCTAACTGAGCGCGGAAATCTGATACATTAAACGCCATGTTATTTCTCCTTCTGTGGCGGGGCTATCCCCTTCTCTGTTCGTATCAAGTATTTATGCTGCGGTCTGCTCCTGCTCACTGAGTTTCCTGCATTGTCCATTGATTTTATTCGTTGCCTTGTAAATCGTATACATCAGAACTTGCCTACGACCTCTTCAAAGGAGACGCCCGTTCTCACTGCAACGAAGTTCAATTTTATAAAATTAATGCTTCGAGCGGGCTTCACGTAAATATCTCCGATGAACTCATTGCGATCAATGACCTCAGGAGTATTGTTCGAGGTATCGCAAACCACGCGGTAGTCAAAGATACCACGACGACCCTTGACATCCCTCAAGAATGGATCAACCATCGAGACGAACTGGGCTCGGGTGAACTCATCGTTGAATTCAAACAGCGAATACTTCGAGGCTTTCGCAATAGCCTTTTCTAGTACAATGAACAACCGACGCACATTGATACGATCAAAGGCACTGGGCTTGGTCTGCATGGTCTTGTCGCCATACAGCACTGATCCCTCACCAGGGAACGTGACGATGGGATTGATCCCATTCTTATACAATGTATCACGCTCAGTCTGACTCGGCGACCAAGACAGCTTAATGACATTCTTGATATGACCACGATTGAAACCCGCTGGCGAGAACCAGGGATCGCGGGTGTTATCAGTACGTACACAGAGTCCCGCAGTATCACCATTGCAGGGCACGTATCGATACACATCATTGTACTTATCGTATTGATACTTCCATCCGCTATCGATCACGGCATAGGATGAAGAAGTCAGCAGATTACGATAGGTGACAATATCATCAGCCTCGCTGCCTGCGTTATCCACAGCATCTTCATATAGAGGCGAAATGAACGCCACGCAATCTTTTCTCGATCCCGAAATGTTATCGATAATATAGGTGGCGACAGTCTGATTGCACGGTCCACCTAGCACCAGTGAGATATCCACGGCATCGGGATCAGTGAAGTACCCGTAGGCTGTTTGAATATTGCCTGTCGTAGCATCCACATCGATTCCACCACTCAGGGAACTATAGATTGGCTTGACCACGGATGTGAATGTATTCGAGGCCGCGGCGCTTCCCCAATTGGTGCCTGCGGTATCATGATCGCCCCAATAAATCCACTTGGAATTCTTGAACAAGGACATTGGATAGTAAATCGAAGTTCCATCCGCAGACTTGGCATCACTGGCTTTCGAGAGGAACGGGTACTTTTCAATGACGGTGCCAGGCACCCCAGAGATACCACCATCCTGATCGACCACGATCACATGGATTTCGTCATTCGCGCCGCCAACGTTGTCGGCGTAGTCAGACGTTTCAGGTTCAGCCGTGAACTCATCCGCATATTGCCACTTTCTGAGAATCGAGGTATTGGCAGAAACGTTCGCGGTCAGCGCGGAACCCAGTGTGAGGTTCGAGGCTGTCAGTGCGGTCACAATCGTATAATCATTCGTGCCGAGCTTGACGAGATCGTTGACCTGGAGATATGTCGTGGTGTCACCGGACAATCCCACTACTGTATTGCCCGAGGGCGCCGCATTAGTCACATATCCACTCTGTGAGGTAACGTTCGAGCTAAACGCTGAGGATGAGGGACAGCTAGAAACCTTGAGATTATTTCCCAGGGCACCAGCATACCGAGCGGCCCAATAACCAAATGTCCCTGAACCATCAAGATAACCATTCTCATAGTCATCTTCATGGGCAATTTGCAACGCACCTTGAGAGTTGGCTGTGGCATTGAGCGTGGCACTATTAGCAGCCCGCACAACCGTCAGGTTATTGCCATAGCTCAGAAAGTTTGCCGCCGTGAAGAAATACGTAAATGTGTTTGCGTTCGGCTTCCAGAACCGAGTGACCAGCGAGGTTTCACTATCAACGATCACTCGTCGGCTAATTGGACCCCACTGAAAGGGCCCAGCAAACGCCCCGCCTGTAGTGGCTACTGCGGGAATAACGGTTGTCAAATCAATTTCTGTTACCTGAACACCAGGTGATAGTAAAAATCCCATAGGTCAATCTCCTTTTATAGAGAACAAACGGTGGCAAAAGAAATCATCACAAGTATTTATAATTTTTAAGATGTGTCTTAGAAGAACTCAGAGTTCACTTCTCGCCAAATAATCCTATCTCCATTTTCACTCAATCCGATCTCAACAGGAGCAGCTTCGGCTTCTTTTTCATCTTCCAGGACAGTAGAAAAACCAAACGAGAGCCAATCAGATTCTTGTTCATCGATCATGGATTTCGACATATTGACAGCGGTTTGTTCCTCACGAAAATACCGTTGCGCGGCCATCCATGCAAACGTTACCAGGGTCATGGCAATATCGTCATGATAGCCTTCATCCGCTTTATAGGTCTGGAGTTGTTGCGTAAAGGTCGTAAGTTCTGAGATGGTCTCAAAATCATGAATAATCAGCTTGCCACTTTCGATCAGAGTCTTGAGATTGGCGCATCCCACCTTTTTGACAGATTCGGTCATCCGAAGTCCCATCAAGACTCGGGGCTTAAACCCACCACCAAGTTTTATCTGCTGACGTTGGGGCATCG